ATCATCTGCTCGTACTGGATGGCCTTGGCCTGTTCGTCCAGGCCGTCCTGCGTCGCCAGCAGCGCCGCCACCGCCTCGCGCCTCCATATCTCAAAGCGCGCATCGTTCACCAGCAGCGCCGCCTCGCTCAGGTACCACTTCATAAAGATGTACGCAAACTCGTCCGGCACCGGCCCAAAGCCCTTCGCCCACCCGGTCAGCAGTTGCGCCTTCTGCTGGAAGTCGAAGGTCGCGGTATACGCCTCGTCGGGCACGCTGTTGAACCGCAGCGTGATGTTCCCCGCATTGTCGTCATACACCGGCGCCACCAGCTCCGGCCGGCGCACGCTGCTCACCTTGGCCAGCGCCACCCGCCCCTCCAGCTGCATCACGCTGCTCTGCGCATCCACCAGCCACTGCGTCTCGATCCGCCCCAGCGTCGGCAGGTACAGCGGGTAGTCGGTGCCTCCCACGGTCGAGATCGCCAGGTTGAACGTCGCCCGGTTGAACCGCCACACAAACGGCGCGCCCAGGATGCGCTGCAGCACGATGTTCGCCATGGTCAGGCCCGGCTCGTAGTTGTTCACGTTCAGCCGCTGGTTCTTGATCAGCGTGCTCGCAAACACCACCGCATTCTGTACCGTCAGCGTTGTGCTCATGGGCGAACTTCCCTAACTTTATACATAACTCTCAGCTTAGGATTCCAGCGCGATGCTGGCGTTGGCCGTCATCACACTCTCGCGCAGCAGGCGGACGGCTGCGGTCTGGTCTGCGGATGCTGGGGTGTTCGCCACCAGTACCTTCGCAAAGGTGCGCGCGGCCGCCCGGATCGCCTCGTACCGCTCGGGTTGTCCGGGTTTCGGTGCGTGATAGGTAAAAAGGTTGTCGATCTCGGCATCTGTGAAAGGCATCCAATTCTCCTCAATTTAACACCGGCGCGAGCCGGTCCAATACCGCACGAAGTGCCTAATAGGGGTTGTCCGCCGTATAGGGTCCACGGTCGCCGTTATACCCCAGCCTGCTCTCCACCACGCTGCCCGCCGGCAGCAGGCTGTAGGCGTTCGGCTCGCGGTCGCCCTGCTTCTTGCTCTTTACCAGTGCCTCCAGCCACTGCTCCTTCGTCAGCACTAGCCGCTTTTCAAGTGCAGGGTTAGGACTAGCCTCCAGCGATTCGTATTCCAGTCCCCGGCGGAAGTAGCGTGCGTAGCTGTCCGGAAACGGATCCAGCTTCTGCTGCATCGTGGTAAACAGTGGCGGCTCAATCTGGTACACCGGCACAATCTGCCAGGTCGGCCCGGTCGCGCTCGGCAGGTTGTCCAGGCGGAAGCCCTGGCTGCTCGCCAGCACCACCGTCCAGGTCACGCTGCCATCGGTAACCGTGGTGCCTTCGGCCGCATTCACGGCGGCAAACGGCGCCACGCTGCCGGTCGTCCCAAATCCGGTCACGATCAGGATGTTGCCGTTCTTGTCTAACATGCTCATCAGCGGGTTCTGCGCCTGCGGCCCCGTCCCCACCAGCGGGCTGTACACCATGCCCGCGCCTGGCCACGCGCCCAGCGTCAGGTCGCCGTTATACATCCAGCAGATGTTACGCGTCACCCAGGTGCTGATGCTGGTGCGGCTCAGGCCGCGCCGCCACTCGATGTTAATCAGCGGCTTGGGCAGCGCCGTGTTGTTGATGTTGATTCCCGCGCAGTCTTCTCCCCAGCCAATCAGCCCGGCCGCCTGCCGCGGCTGCGGGTAGTCCTGCTGCCAGCTGTTGGTGTAGATCGCCGCCGCCACCGCACGGTTCCACTTCCAGTTGAACCGGTCGCAGATCAGGTCCGCGATCACGCTGTTCGCCATCTCCAGCGCCAGCTTGTCGCCATAGCCGCTCGCGCCCTTGCGCGGGTCGGGAATGCCGCGCGCCGCCAGCGAATCGTACATGCTCCCGAGGCTGATCGTGCTATTGCCCATGTGCTTCGCACCGTCCTCGACCGCTCACGCGGTGTTTAAACTACGGCCCAATCCTCGGCAAGCATGTCGGTCTGCGAGGCCAGCCATCCCATGAGTATCTTCTCGTCCGCAGTCTTCATCGTAATGCAGGGCAGCACGTCGGCGGTTCCCGTCGCTCTCCGCTCTGCAAACTCACGATTCGCCCCAGCCCAGAATCGTTCGGCAGGAAGCGCCTGCGATCCGGGCGAGTAGGCTAGCCACATCCCTTTGCCGTTCCAGCCACTACGTGCAACGCGTTTACCTTCCTTCAGCGCGCGGATTGCATCTCCAAAGTCCATCCCTGCCTCCTTCAAGTAAAAAAGCCGCCGCCCTTTGTGAGCGACGGCCCTCGTCAGTTTACCGTGTTTCGTTAAGTCGTCTGCGCGAACGTGATGCCTGTGGGCACAATCGCGGGCGCCGACGGTGTGATGGTCGCAGCCAGCGACATATTTGTGCTCGCACTGCTTGCGGTGTACGCGAATGCCAGCGGAGTCGTGGTGCTCTCCACCCAGCCAGTCGGGTAGGTCACACTCACAATCAGCCCAGTCGAGTCCACGGATGGGCTCACACTCGGATCGTTCGATGCGATGGTGAAGGTTGCGTCCGGCGGCATGGTTGCGCCGGCCGGCGAAAGAGTCCCGGTAAATACCTGGGACTGTCCTGCCTGGGTCTGGTTCATAGTGCTCTCCTTAAATGAAATTGCTGTTGGGGTTAAATGGTGAATTTCGCGTTCGAAGATCAGGCGCACGTCAAAAGAGCTCGACGGCAGCCCCTCGCGGAAGCGCCATCCCTTCGCGCCCATCTCGTCGAGCACCTCGGCGATATGCGTGTGCTCAACCCGCCGGACTTTGTATTCGTACTGCGCCATCTCGGCTCCGTTCTACGCAGGCAGGCGGATGCTACGATACCGCGTAATACGGCACCGCAAAAACCGTTCCGTTGATCGAAAGTTTCAGGTAGCCGGTCGGCGTAGCCGGCAGCGCCGTGGCCCCGCCCGCCGCTCCCACCGTGGTCTGCGTCAGCGCGGCAGTCAGCACCGGAGGCGTCGGCTGCGTCACTGTGCCGGTAAAGGTCGGGCTCGCCGCGGGCGCATAGGCTGCGGGCACAGGTCCGGCGGCCGGGGCGCTGCCGGCAGCTCCCACCAGCCCCGGCGTCCGGCTGTCGCCGAAGGTATACAGCAAATTATTCTTGGCGTCGAGGATGATCCCCTCAGTCCCAAAGCACTGCGCCGCTGTCGGCGCTCCCCGTACTACTGTATCGACGCCCATGTGCCTCTCCTCTTTCCCCGCCCTCGTCGTCATTCTGGAACGCAGTTCCAGAATCCCCGCATTTCGCCTTACGCCGCCTGCTGGCTTGCCGCCCACGCATTCGCGTCGCACGGCCGCCACGGATACACCACCACGCCGGTCTCGCTGTTGGTCAGCGTGTGCGTGGTCCCGCAATCCATCTCCATCGCCGCCTCGGGCGTCTGTTTGTCCTTCGCCGCCTCCAGCAACTCCTCGAATTTCTCCACGTCGGCATTGTACTTCGCCACCCGCCGGCGAACCTCCACAGCCGTCTCATCCCGCTCCAGGATGATGCCGCCGGGCATGTGGAAGCCCGCCTTGAATGGGTCCTTGCGCATCAGGTAGGGGTGCGGCGTAAACCACTCGCCGTGGCACACAATGCAGAAGATCCGTTTCGTCCAGCCGTCCGGCATCTTCATCACGCCCAGCGCGCTCGGGTTCGGCGCCTTGGCGGCATACGGGTTGTTCATCGCGCCGCCCTGGCGGTGGGTGCAGCGGTTGCTCAGCGCCTCGCGGCTCGCGCGCGCGCTGCGGAAGCCCGCCTGCCGCTCGGCATTCACCCGGTTGCGCACCGCCTTCTCCGCCACTCGCCGCGCGTTCGACTCAACCGTCTCGTCCAGGTCCAGCAGCGCCTTCTTCAGCGTCGCCTGATCTAGCTGCTCCTGCATCTTTGCATCCATGTTGCCCTCCACAGCCACCGGGCAGCCACGCTGCCCGGCCCTGCGTCTGAATTTACACCGCGAAGCGGTCCAGGACCGCACGAAGTGCTTAGCTGGTTTGCGGCACCGCGATGGCGATGCGCGCGCGCGAGGTCTGGTCGGGCGGCAGCCCGCATCCAGCCACGCAGTTGTAACCCGTCCCGGCCGGAATCAGCCCATTCGGGTCGTAGGCGGTGCGCGCGGCATACTCGCCGGCCCACAGGTTCATGTTCTGCCACTTGGGGTCGATCTTGGTGTGGCGCGCGTTGGGGAAGTTGATCCACACGAGCGCATCCATACCCGCCAGGTACGTGCTGATGCCAGTGTTGCCGCTGGCCTGCCAGTTCGCCGTCTGGGTCTGGTTGGTGCTCTTGCGCCAGTGCGCGCCGAGCAGTTCCAGTATCTGCGCCGGCTTCTCGCCTTCGGTCCCGCCCGGCAGCTCCTCCAGCTTCAGTTGCCCGGCATCGGTGTGCTTCCAGATGTCGACAATCGAGTTGTTGCTGTTGTCCAGCGTCAGGTCGCCCACGAAGAAGTCATGGATCGATCCGTTGTAGAAGCCGTCCATCATCGGCGGAACGGTCGCGCCGCCCAGGCTGGCCGGCATCTGCTCGATGATGTTCTTGGTGAACGGATATGGCGTTACCACGCTGTCCTGGTTGCTGGTGCGCGCGTCCCACGTCCGCAGGTAATCGAACTGCGCCATCACGATGTCGTCCAGGCTCAGCCCCAACTGGTAGGCCATCACCCGGCGGTTGTTCTCCAGGTCATTGGAGATCGACGTCATAAACGCCAGGTCGGAGATGTTCGAGTAGTTCGCCAGTTGGAACAGCACGATGTCTTTGTAATTCGTGCTGATCTGCTCGGGCGGCCCCAGTGTGCCCTGCGTCTGCTGGACAAGATCAGGCCCCAGTGGGATGTTCATAAAGTTGCGGAAGGTCAGGCCGCTCTTCTCCGGCAGGTCCATGTGCGTGACCATCAGCAGCTTGCCCAGGTTCGCATACAGGAACTTCATAAACACGCGGTTGTAGTGGACGGTCAGGCCGGATTGCGGCATGTTCGCGGTGGTCTGCGCCGCCGGGCTCGCTCCGTCCCACGCCGTGCAGGGCTGCGCGGTCAGCGCGGCGCTCACCGTGATCAGCGACACCCACAGCGCGGCCATAAATGCGGAGCCCCAGCGGAACGCGGGCCACACCACATACTTCAGCATCTTCTCCGGCAACTGTTCCCTGTTCCCTGTTCCCTGTCCCCTGTTCTTCATGTTCAGTCTCCGCGGCAACCTCTTAAGCGGTCGCCAGTTGGCCGAAATGCGCATCGCAGGCTGCCATGTAGTCCGGGTCCTTGTCTCTCGCAAGGCGCTCGATCTGCGCGGAAGGCATCATCTCGATGTCGCGTTTCGAATACTTCAAAGCCTTTGGTTGCGCGGTCTGCGGCGCGCGAAGCTGAGTGCCTCGTATGCCGGTCGATAGCCGCCGTGGCCTCTCGGTACGCTGAACCTGACTCTCGACAGGAAACGGTGAGGGGGTAATGCGTTGTTCCTGGTGCTCTTCCGGCGCCTCGAATAGTTGCCCGGAATTCAGCAGCTCGATAAAACACTGCGTCAAAATCTCCTTGGTGATCAGCGCCACCTGGTGGCCCACCTTCTGGCCCGCGCGGATCCCCAGCAGCGTGCGGTTGCCCGGATGCTGGTAGAACTCCTCGTGCTCGTCTTCCCACTCCGCCGCCAGCTTCTTGAAGTTGTCCATCGCCACGCGCTGCGGGTCCACGCCGGTCTCGTCCGCCGCCAGCTTCACAATCGCCGCGGCCGCCTTGGCCGGGTTCTGCAGGTCGGTGGTCAGTTGCATCACCTCATCGGCGGAAAGCCGACGCCGAGGCGCAGCAGGCGTCGCTGTGGGGGCACCCTGCGCCGGTGCATTGGGCTGCGCGGTTGCGCGGCGCGCGAGAGCAAGTTGCGCGTTGCCATTCTGTCGTTCAATCTTCTGCAGCACCTCGTCGACCGTCTTCCCATACGTCCAGATCGGGTTGGTGCCGTCCTCGAGGTCGATCACGCGCGCAAACGTCCCCGCCTCGATAGGCTGCCCATTCGGTCGCGTGTCGGTCCAGTACGCCTTCATACGGCCTCCCGCTCGACAAAGGAACGGGACTCAGACCAGTCTTTCTCTATGCCCTGGCTCAGGCTGTCGTACAGATATTTTATAAACACGCGGTTGTAATAAACCCTCAGTGCGGCTTCTGGAAGAAGGGGCACAGTGGGCGGCTGAAGTGTCAAGGCGACGAGCGGCTTAGGAACTACCGCTGCGGCCACCAACCCCGCCAGCATCCCGAAAAATCCTCGCCGTGTCGCCTTCATTGCTTCGATTCCTCGTCCAGCGCCTTCACTTCCGCATCCACCAGCACGGTTACCTGCTGCGCCGCGGCCCGCAGCGCGTTCAGGTAGGCCCACTGCTGGGCGATCTTCTCGGCATTGCCGAGCGGATCGCTCTGGCTCATAGATATAACACTCTTCCTGTGCAAAAATAAAGTTCTTTCTAAAAGCCGCTGCAAAACCACCCACCCATCCGCCTGCCGCAGCTCCTTCAAATGCAGCCGCTCAACCCGCGTCAGCTCCCGCTCCGCGTCGTGCTTCGCCCCGTCCTCGACCGCTTCGCGGTGTAAAACCGGGCTTCCCGGGCTCGCTCCGGCCGCGCTCCGCTGGATCTCCGCCAGCTCCTCGTTCAGCGGCGTCCCTTGGTGGAACTTCTCAAGCGCGCTCTGCCCCATCGGCCTCTCCAGTCACTCCGCCTTCGCCGCGCGCAATCAGGCATTCCTTCGCCATCGACTTCCATGCGCCCTGCGTCACTCCAACTTCCAGCCCGGTGTAAATCGCCACCAGCGTTGCTGTCTCCAGCGGCGGCAGCGGCGGATCGCCAAGCGGAACAGCTAAAATGGCCACTACGCCACCCCCGGAATCCCGTTCTGCAACTCCTGCATGTCCGTGTTCCTGTCCACACGTCCCTCCGCCAGCGCAAACTCGTTCTCCAGCGGCACTTCGCCGGCCACGTGGCTCAGCGCGCTCTCCAGCACCGCCTGCTTCTGGTCCTCGGCGCCCTTCGCCGCAATCTCCTGCTGCTTGTTCGCCCCGCGAATCTTTTCGAGCGTCGCCGCTGCCTGCACCCGCTGCGCGTTCGGGTTCAGTTGCGCCACCTGCTGCTTCTCCTGGTCGGTCAGCGGCACAATGATGTCCTCGGCCCCCTGAAGTTCGCTCACCCGCAGGAAGATTTTCTCGATCGCCAGAAAATTGATCGTCCAGCCCTTCTGGTGCATGTACTCCATCAGTTGCGGCTGCTGCAGCAGTTGCAGCAGGAACGGGATCAGTTGCGAGATCGCCGCCTTCGCCGCCAGCTTCTGCCCCGCCAGCACCTTGATGTTGAACTCCATGTCCAGAAACTTCTCGGCGTCGATGCTCTTCAGAATCGCGTCGCCGAATTTCTTGCTCAGGATCGCCCGTATCTCGGCGATGGGCATCACGTCGATCACCTGCTGCCACTTGAACCTGTTCCAGCGCACGATGATGCCTTCAAGATGCGCAATCGGGTCGCTCACCTGCGCGTCGCTTTGGCTGGATGAGCGGTTCACCCCGGCAGCCGTGCGCGCCATGCCTTGGGTGCTGCTGATCTGGCCCTGCATGGCTCCGGCGTTCGCGCCCACCTCGTCCTCGCCGCCGCGCAGCGCCATGTCCATAATCTTCCACGCCTCGGCGGGGATGGTCGGCTTCTCCGCATAGGCCAGCACCTTGCGCACGTCCGTGCCCGGAGGCGCGTTGATCCCCCACATCGTCCCTAGCCCCATCACCACGTTCTGGGTGGGCGCGTTGCCGTCGGCGGTGTTGTACAGGAGCGGGCAGTTGGTCCAGTACGCAATCATCTTCAGCACTTCGTTCAGCACGCCCTGGTTCATCCGCTGGTCGCCCGCGTTGATGCGCCCAATCCCCAGCCCGTACAGGCTGTTCTTGATGTTCCACCAGTTCGCGGT